CAACTGCGGTAACTGGTGAGACTGGTAACGTCGATAACCGTTTCCAAACGATTACCGTATCCAGCACCACCGATCTGCCAGCAGGAACTGCCATCGAGATCGAAGGCGTTGAGGCTGTGCATCACATCACCAAGCAAGGCACTGGATTTTCCAAGACCTTCCGCGTGGTGAGCGTGACCACTGGCACCACTTGCGTTATCACGCCTCCCATCATTTCCGCGCAAGGTGGAACGGATGCAGAGCTGCAGTATCAAAACTGCATCGTGACCGCTGCTGCTGGTCGCACCATCAATCGCCTTAACGTCGATGCCGCACCGATCAACTGCTTCTGGCAGAAAGATGCGCTTGAGATTCTGCCGGGCCGTTACGCTGTTCCCTCGGATGCTGGTGTCGCAGTGATGCGCGCCTCTACTGATCAGGGCATCGAGCTGGTCATGCAGAAGCAATACGACGTGAACACGATGAAAACCAAGTATCGTTTGGATACATTGTTCGGCGTGGTCAACAAACAGCCTGAGATGTCCGGCATTCTTCTGTTTAATCAAGTCCCGTAAGGAGATAAATCATGAGCTACAACGTTATTTTTACTCAAGGCACTGCGACCTTTACGGTGCCAGCAGGCGAGAAAGTCGCCGTTCAAGCCTACTCACCGGCAAGTGTTTTTCAAGAAGTTGGTTATCCCAACTTTCCTGAAACGCAGGATTTGCTGCAAGTAGTTGAGAACACGACCTACGTGTCGGCAGCATTCACCAACGCCACCATCGTTACTATTCAAGCTGGTGCATCGGGTGCGCTTTACGCGGTTGGTGTTGCTCCGGTAATCACTGATGATGGCAACTGGCAACTTCAGGGCGCTCCGGCAAATATAGCCGACGGCGCTTCGATGATTGCCACGGCAGCGGAAGTGCTGACCGGCATCGTTACCGCAACGCCTACGACAACCCGTTCTATCCAGTTGCCACTAGGTTCAAACCTTGATCTGGCAACTGAGTGGGCGATTGGTGAGGGGTTTGACTTCAGCGTCATTACTTTGGCTGCATTTGCGTTGACCATAACGGTTAACACAGGCGTAACCATTGTGGGCTCTGCGGCAACCGCGGCAACGGCTGGGGCTTCGGCTCGTTTCCGTCTCCGTAAGACTGCTGCTGATACCTTTATCGTTTACCGTATTAGTTAATCAACCGGACAGGCCAGCAGAGATGTTGGCCTGTCTCACATGGAGATTGCAATGCCAGGTCACACAATGAAAATGGGCAAGAACGAAAAAATGTCGGGTGCCATCAAAAAAGAAATGAAAGCAGGCAAGCCCCAAAAGCAAGCCGTTGCGATGGCGTATAGCATGATGAAAAAACCAGCATCAAAGTCAATGAAAAATAAATGATTAGATCAGCCGCAATCGTCAAGACCAAAGCTCTGGCTCCGTGGCGAGAGTTGCGGCTGCAAAAGCGCAAACTGAAAAAGTTACAGTCAGCAGAACGCAAGGCGACTAAACAAGTGCATCCATCGCCTATCGGCAGGCGGGTGCCTAAAGTTGAACTGCTTGAAGTTGCAGACGAAAGCCCAGCCACCCGCGAGGAAATGCTGCAGCAGGCAGAGGCGATTGGTTTAAAGATCGACAATCGTTGGTCCGATGCAACACTCCTTAAAAACATTGAGGAACTGCAATGGGTTACACCAAGCGACAATTCATAAGCGCCGCCTTCGAGGAAATTGGGCTTGCGTCTTATGTATTTGATTTACAGCCCGAGCAGTTACAGTCTGCGCTGCGCCGCCTCGATGCGATGATGGCCGACTGGAACGCCAAGGGCATCCGTCTGGGCTACCCATTGCCATCCAGCCCCCAGGACAGCAATCTGGACGAGGAAACGCTAGTGCCCGATTCTGCTTATGAAGCAATCATTTGTAGCCTCGGCATCCGTCTAGCGCCAAGTTTCGGAAAGCAGGTGATGATCGAGACAAAGACGACCGCAAAGCAGGGTTATGACATCCTGCTTCAACGGGCCACCTTCCCGCTTGAGAAACAACTACCGGCCACAACCCCTTCGGGCGCTGGCAACAAGCCGTGGAGGGTCTACGATAACCCGTTTGTCAGGCCACCTGCCAACCCAGTCACTGCTGGCCCTGATGGGCCTATTGAATACTACTAAGGACGATCATGCCCACTATTAACCAGCTGCCAGTACTCAGCACCATCAACAGCGGCGATCAGTTACCGGTTTACTCTCCAAACAACGGAGACGCAAGACGGACCTCTATCGGCAGTTTGCTGACGTTCTTTCAGCAGAGTTTCGCATCGCCTACGCTGGCGGTTAATCTTTACGTGCCGGGTAACGGTTTCAATATCACCGTCCCCACTCCTGTCAGCAATGACCAGTGGATGCTGTTACAGCCTGCTGGAACGCTGGCGACTGGCACGATCACCCTGCCGTTGAATACTGGTGTGCCTGATGGCACAACGGTGTTGATTACCAGCACGCAAGAAATAACCTCGCTGACGATTGCCCTGAATGGCGCGACTGCGGTTTATGGTGCAGTCACCACACTATCGGCTGGGTCGGCAACATCAATTCGATTTTATCAGCCGACGAATTCATGGTATCAAATCAATTCTGATGCAGTTTATGCAGCAGGAATACAGGCGTTCTTGGCAGCGCCATCGAGCGCCAATCTTCGGGCGGCAATGACCGATGAAACCGGCACTGGTTTGTTGGTGTTTAACAATACGCCAACCTTAATAAGCCCGATTTTAGGCACAGTCACCAGCGGTAACATCTCAGCCTGCACCTCGATCAGCATGGTGCTTGTGACCCCCGTTCTTGGAGTGCCGACTTCTGGAACCCTTACCAATTGCACCGGCTTGCCGGTTGCAACTGGCGTGTCTGGTTTTGGTGCAAATGTGGCGACCTTCTTGGCAACGCCATCGAGCGCAAACTTGGCGGCAGCGCTGACGGATGAAACCGGAACGGGTGCAAGTGTATTTGCCAATACGCCATCACTGGTGACACCGGCTATCGGTGCGGCTACTGGCACCAGTCTGACTTTAACGTCTTTTGTATCAACACCAGGCAACATCAGTAACAACGGCGGCACCGGCAGAATAGGCTATGCCACTGGCGCAGGTGGATCAGTAACGCAATTGACGAGCAAATCCACCGGCGTGACGTTGAGCAAGCAAAGCGGCCAAATCACGATGGATGGCGCTGCGTTGGCTGCCTCAACAACTGTCAGCTTTACTTTGACAAACACGATTTTGCAGTCAACCGATGTTTTGATTTTGAATCATGCCGGAACTGGTACGGCTGGCGCATACTTACTTAATGCACAGGTTGTTGGAGGCAGCGCAAGCATTAACGTGCGTAACGTTACCCTCGGTTCACTGTCAGAGGCGATCGTGATTGCTTTCATTATAATCAGCGGCGCGGTAAGCTGATGGCGGCTAAGTCCACAGTCAACGCGGCTGGCAACTATACGAAGCCGACCATGCGGAAAGCCTTGTTTCATAAAATCAAGGCAGGGACAAAGGGCGGCGATCCGGGCGAATGGTCAGCTCGTAAAGCTCAACTGTTGGCGGTGGAGTACAAGAAAAAGGGCGGTGGGTATAAATGAAAGCCCCACAGAAAAGTTTGAAAGATTGGTCAAACCAAGACTGGCGCACAAAGTCAGGCAAACCATCATCTGAGACTGGCGAAAGGTATCTGCCTGCAAAAGCCATCAAAGCCCTGACCGCGGCCGAGTATGCGGCAACGACCAGGGCAAAGCGCGAGGCTACGGCCAAAGGCCAGCAGTTCGCCAAACAGCCGAAAAGGATTGCTGAAAAGATCAAGGGGTTTAGATGAAAACCCCAGCATACGCACGCAAGGAAGGCCAGAATCCTAAAGGCGGTCTTAATGCCAAGGGGCGAGCCGCTGCGAGGGCCGAGGGCATGAACCTCAAGCCTCCAGTCAAGTCTGGCGACAATCCGCGCAGGGCATCGTTTCTGGCTCGCATGGGCGGCAATGCTGGCCCTGAATACAAAGACGGTGAACCTACCCGGCTGCTGTTGAGCTTGAGGGCGTGGGGGGCATCCTCTAAGGCCGACGCACAAGAAAAGGCCAGGAAAATATCAGCCCGAAACAAGGCGAAGAAGTAATGCAAATTCCAATCCTCAACGGGATTTATACCGACAACACGCCAGAGCTTCGGACATCGTATCCGGTCAATCTTGTGCCTGTGCCGAAAACATCGGGCATCAGTAATGGATTCCTGCGTCCCGGCGATGGCATCGTTTCCAACGGCACAGGCCCAGGCATCGACCGTGGCGGCATCAACTGGCAGAACGTTTTGTATAGGGTGATGGGCACCAAGCTAGTCGAGATTGACAGCGCAGGCGCTGTGACCGTCCTGGGCGATGTGGGTGGGCCTGTAACGGAGTTAGTGACCTTTGATTACAGCTTCGACCTGCTGGCGATTGCATCGGGTGGGCGGCTCTACTATTGGAGTGGGACAACCTTAACCCAAGTGACAGATCCCGACCTCGGCGTGGTCCTCGACTTCTGCTGGGTCGATGGGTACTTCATGACCACCGACGGAGAGTTTTTGATCGTCACAGAATTAACAAACCCGCTTTTAGTCAATCCGCTGAAATACGGCAGTTCTGAAGTTGACCCTGATCCAGTCGTTGCCCTGCTCAAACTCCGCAACGAGGTCTATGCGCTCAACCGAAACACCATCGAGGTATTCGATAACGTGGGCGGCGAGTTGTTCCCGTTTGCAAGGATCGACGGGGCGCAGTTGCAGAAGGGCGTCATCGGGACGCAGGCATGTTGTGTTTTTATCGAGCGCATTGCGTTTTTGGGCAGCGGTCGAAACGAAGCCCCAGCCATTTATATCGGCGCAGCGGCGATCACTCAAAAGGTAAGCACTCAGGAAATCGACCAAATTCTTTTGCAATATACTGAAACGCAGCTATCTTTGGTGAAGCTGGAAGCCAGAAACGACAAGAACCACCAGCACCTATACGTCCATCTGCCAGACCAAACCTTGGTTTATGACGCATCGGCATCCGAGGCTTTTCAAATGCCTATCTGGTTTGTCTTGGTGAGCACCTTGTCAGGTCTATCACAATATCGTGCTCGGAACTTAGTGTGGGCTTACGACAAGTGGCTGGTTGGAGATCCGCAATCTAGCAATATCGGCTATCTGGTTCAAGAGACAGGCCACCACTGGGGCCAGCAAGTCCGCTGGGAGTTTGGCACGATAATCGTATACAACCAGAGCAACGGCCTGATCTTCAACGAGATGGAACTTGTCAGCCTCACCGGAAGCGTGGCTCTGGGCAAGAACCCGCAAATCAGCACCAGCTACTCGCTCGATGGCAAAGCCTATTCACAAGAACGGTTTATTTCAGTCGGAACAATCGGAAATACTAAAAAGCGGCTTGCATGGTTTCAGCAGGGCCACATGCGCAACTGGCGCATTCAGCGATTCCGTGGCGATAGTGACGCTCATGTTTCTTATGTCCGTCTCGAAGCACAGATCGAAGCATTGGCGTATTGATGGCAACCGCTCCTGTTTCCCGCAGGCTTAATTTAACGCGAGACCAGCTTGCACAGTTCCTGACTGACCAGCAGCAGATACGGCAGTTTGAGTTGCTGTTTTCTACGGTTGACACTTTGCAGGTCATTGTAGGAACTGATTTTGAGTTCCAGGCCGATACCGCTGCTGCCACCGCAAACGAAGCTCTGGCCCAGATCAACGCACTGGCTCAAGAGTCTGCGGTCAGCACAGCAGTTATAGATGGCAAGACCACATTAGCGCTTGACCAGATTTCTGCGCTGGCACAGCAAAC